ATGACCAAAGGCTCAGGTGATGCCAGAATGCAACCTTTGTATTTCTTGATTACTACGGCTGGAACAGACACAAAGAGTATCTGCTATGAAACGCACCAGAAAGCAAAAGATATCTTAGAAGGCAGGAAGATAGACCAAACCTTCTATCCTGTTATCTATGGTGCTGACGAAAACGATGACTGGACCGATCCTAAAGTATGGAAGAAAGCAAATCCGAGTCTTGGTATCACTGTTGGAATAGATAAAGTCAAAGCTGCTTGTGAGTCAGCAAAACAGAATCCAGCAGAAGAAAATACCTTCAGACAACTTCGTCTAAACCAATGGGTAAAGCAAGCAGTAAGGTGGATGCCTATGGAAAAGTGGGATGCCTGCAAGTTTGATTTTACTCCTGAAGATTTAGAAGGCAGATTTTGTTATGGCGGACTTGACCTTTCTTCAACAACGGATATCACAGCATTCGTTTTGGTGTTTCCGCCTACTGAGGAAGATGACAATTACTATGTTCTTCCTTATTTCTGGATACCAGAAGAAAACATGCAGCATAGAGTGGATAAAGACCATGTGCCATATAACTTGTGGGACAGTCAAGGATACATTCAAACGACAGAAGGCAATGTTATACACTACGGCTTCATTGAGAGTTTCATAGAGGAACTTGGCAAGAAGTATAACATCAAAGAAATCGCCTTTGACCGTTGGGGTGCTGTTCAAATGACACAGGACCTTGATGGCATGGGATTTACGGTAGTTCCTTTCGGACAAGGCTTCAAGGATATGAGCCCTTCAACAAAGGAACTTATGAATTTGGTACTTTCCAAAAGGGTAAGACACAACGGCCATCCTGTTCTTCATTGGATGATGGATAACGTTTGTGTGAGAACTGATCCTGCTGGAAATATAAAAATGGACAAATCAAAGTCCACAGAAAAGATTGATGGTGCTGTGGCTACAGTTATGGCACTGGATAGAGCAATTAGAAACAATGGATCTTCTGAGTCGGTTTACGATTCAAGAGGTCTTTTGATTATTTAGGAGGTAACAATGGGATTATTTAATCGGAAAGCAAGAGATCATCCTAAAGTAGAAGACAGGACTGCTGGTAGTAGTTACTCGTTCTATATGGGAGGAAGCACTGCTGGTAAGAATGTAACGGAACGAAGTGCTATGCAAATGACTGCGGTGTATTCCTGTGTGAGAATACTCGCTGAAGCAGTAGCTGGACTTCCACTTCATTTCTATAAGTACAAGGACGATGGCTCTAAGGAAAAAGCTCTCGATAGCAATTTATATCATTTATTGCACGATGAGCCTAATCCAGAGATGTCGTCTTTTGTTTTTAGAGAAACTCTTATGACGCACTTGCTTTTATGGGGTAATGCTTATGCTCAGATTATCAGAAACGGTAAAGGTGAGATTATAGCTTTATATCCTTTAATGGCAAATAAGATGCAAGTTGATAGAGACGAAAATGGACAACTCTACTACACCTACACAAGAAGTAATGATGAAGCCAAAACTATGGAAGGCAATACTGTGTATTTATCTCCACATGATGTCTTACATATTCCAGGACTAGGTTTCGATGGACTAGTTGGTTACTCGCCAATAGCTATGGCAAAAAATGCGATAGGCTTAGCGATGGCTACCGAAGAATATGGTGCTAAGTTCTTTGCAAATGGTGCGGCACCTTCGGGTGTTCTTGAGCATCCAGGAACTATCAAAGATCCAGCAAGACTTAGAGAAAATTGGAATGCTACATTCGGGGGCTCAACAAACTCTGGTAAGGTTGCTGTTTTGGAAGAAGGAATGAAGTATACGCCTATTTCCATATCACCAGAACAGGCACAGTTCTTAGAGACGAGAAAGTTTCAAATCAATGAGATAGCAAGGATATTCAGAGTTCCGCCTCATATGCTGGCAGACCTTGAGAAATCCAGCTTCTCAAACATAGAACAACAGTCACTGGAGTTTGTGAAATATACACTTGATCCCTGGGTTATCCGTTGGGAACAGAGTTTATATCGTTCACTTCTAAGTCCTGATGAAAAGAAAAAATACTTCTTTAAGTTCAACCTTGAAGGTTTGCTTCGAGGTGATTATGCCTCTCGAATGACTGGTTATGCTACGGCAAGACAGAACGGTTGGATGAGTGCAAACGACATAAGAGAACTTGAAAACCTAGACAGGATACCTTCGGAACTTGGTGGTGACCTGTACTTAATCAATGGCAATATGCTCCCACTCGGTGATGCTGGAGCTTATGCAAATAAAGAAACTAAGAAGGAGGAAGAAACCGATGAAGAAGTTTTGGAACTGGAAAAACCTAAACGAAGCGGAAACGGCAGAAAGAGTACTGGAACTTAACGGGACAATTGCTGAAGAGTCGTGGTTTGATGACGATATTACTCCACGAATGTTCAAAGATGAACTGGTAAGTGGCAGTGGCCCTATTACCATTTGGATTAACAGTCCAGGAGGTGACTGTATTGCTGCTTCACAGATTTATTCCATGCTAATGGATTATAAGGGTGAAATCACTGTCAAGATTGATGGTATTGCGGCTTCGGCTGCATCGGTCATTGCTATGGCTGGTACTAAAGTCTTGATGAGTCCGACAGCTCTTATGATGATTCACAATCCATCTACTACGGCATTTGGTGACCATAGAGATATGGCTAAGGCTATTGAACTACTTGATGAAGTAAAAGAATCAATTATCAATGCTTACGAAATCAAGACAAGCAAGTCAAGAGCAGTACTAAGTCACCTTATGGATCAAGAAACATGGATGAACGCAAACAAAGCGATAGAACTTGGCTTTGCTGACGGAATCTTGGAAGACACCAAGAAAATGACACCAGCGGAAAGCTATCAATTCTCTACTCGTGAGTTTGAAAACCATCTGCTAAACAAGATAGCGGATAAGGTAAAACCTGCACCTCAAAAGCAAGGTCGAAACGTAGCTGAGCTTAGAAACGAACTCAACAAAATTAAAAAATTCATTTAATGGAGGAAAAATAAATGACTATCACAGAATTACGTGAAAAACGTGCAAAAGCATGGAGTGCAATGGAAAACTTCCTTGACTCCCACAGAACTGAAAAAGGTGTATTGACTGAGGAAGACGATGCAACTTACACCAAAATGGAAAAAGAGCTTGATTCTTTGACTAATGAAATCAAGCGTATGGAAAGAAAGGACGCAATTGAAGCTGAACTTAATAAGCCTGTTGCAAGTCCTATTACTTCTAAACCTATGGCAAATGCCGATGAAGAAGAAAAGACTGGAAGAAGCACTAAAGCATATAAAAAGTCTTTCTGGAACGCAATGAGAAATAAGACTATCCGTCCTGAAGTGGCAAATGCCCTTCAAGAAGGCACTGACTCTGAAGGTGGATATCTTGTACCTGACGAATTTGAAAAGACACTTGTTGAAGCTTTGGAAGAAGAAAACATCTTCAGAAAACTTGCTCACATTATCAACACTGCAAGCGGTGACAGAAAGATTCCTGTCGTAGCATCTAAAGGTAGTGCATCTTGGGTAGATGAGGAAGGAACTATTACTGAAAGTGATGACTCTTTCGGTCAAGTTTCTATCGGTGCATATAAGCTTGGAACTCTTATCAAAGTATCTAACGAACTTTTAAGTGACTCTGTCTTTGACCTTGAAGCTTATATCTCTAAAGAATTCGCAAGACGTATCGGTAACAAAGAAGAAGACGCATTCTTCAATGGTAATGGTACTGGAAAACCTATCGGTATTTTCAATGCTACTGGCGGTGCGGATGTTGGTGTAACTACTGCTGAAGCAACTAAGATTACAGCCGATGAAATTATCGACCTTTTCTACTCACTTGGTGCTCCTTACAGAAAGAATGCAGTATGGGTTGTAAACGACTCTACTATTAAAGTAATCAGAAAACTTAAAGACGGTAACGGTAACTACTTGTGGCAACCTGCACTTACTAGCGGTACTCCTGATACTTTGCTTGGCAGACCTGTTTATACTTCCAGCTTCGTTCCTACTATTGCAGCTGGTGCAAAGACTGTCGCTTTCGGTGACTTCTCTTACTACTGGATTGCAGATAGACAAGGCAGAAACTTCAAGAAACTTTCTGAACTTTATGCAGCAACTGATCAGACTGGTTTTGTTGCTACTCAAAGAGTAGACGGCAAACTTATCCTTGCAGAGGCTATTAAAGTTCTTAAGCAACACGCATAAGGAGACAAGCCATGAGTTACAACTGTAAAAACTATACAGAGCAAAATGGTGAGAAAACTGTAATCGGTGGTACTTTGGAAATTAAACCAGAGGCCACTGTTACAGGACTTCCTAAGGCTGCTGCTCAAGCCGACTCTACAGCGACAACTGTTGCTGGTTTAGTAGCAGATTTCAATAGTCTTTTAGCAAAGCTAAGAGCTGCTGGATATCTTGCAACTGAAACAAACGAAGACTAATGGGAGGTGGCAGTAATGACTGCAAGTGAATTATTACCTAAGGTGAAAGAAAATTTAATCATAACATTCAACGACGATGACAGTCTTGTCACGAGCTTCATTGCTGCCGCTATCTCTTATGCGGAAAGTTATCAGCACGTTGCTGAAAAATACTACGAAACAAATCCCTGCCCTGAAACAACAAAGCAGGCAATTATTATGCTGGCGAGCCATTTCTATGAAAGTAGGGATGGCTCTACTGGCGGTTTCTTTGCAGACAACACAAACGCTGGTGAGCAGGTATTTAAGACAGTCAATTTGCTTTTAAGGCTTGATAGAAATTGGAATGTGTAGGCTATGGGACTCGGTTTAATGAACAAGAAAGCACAGCTTTGCACGATAACCAACACAATCGATTCTGAGGGCTTTTCTGGCCGCACTGTTGCGGTTATTGCAAATCTTCGAGTGTTTGTTGAAGGTAGACATGGAAGCGAACGTTGGGCGAATTTGGCGGCTTTCTCGGAGGCTACTGAACTATTTAGATTTAGGAAAATACCGAATATCACTGTTACTACTAAGCACTATATTGTGTATGAAAATGAGCAATATGACATTCTCTCAGTGGAAAATGTAAAAGGTAGAAACATGTATATTGAGGTGCTTGCTAAAAAGGTGGTGCCTTCAAATGGCTAAATGTACTTATTCACTTCCAGAGGACCTATTAAAGAAACTATCCAAACTCGGAAGCAAAATGGACGAGGTCTCAGAAACAGTCCTTGAAGCTGGCGGTGAGGTAGTTCTTGAAAAGGTGAAATCTAATCTTGAAGGAGTATTGAGTGGCAAAGCTAGCGGTGAGCTTGTTTCTTCACTCGGCCTTTCAGGTGTCCGAATAGATAAAGACGGTAACTCAAACATCAAGATAGGTTTTGCAGAGCCGAGAAAAGACGGTACTTCAAATGCTATGATTGCAAACATTATTGAGTATGGAAAACATAACCAGCCAGCAAGGCCGTTCTTGAAACCTGCGAAAACATCAAGCAAGAAAGCATGCATTGAAACAATGACAAAAACTTTAGAGGAGGAAATAGACAAGATATGAATATTCTATCTGAAGTTAAGGATCTGTTAACTCCGCTAGGAATACCTATTGAAACGGGTGTGTTCAACGGAACTGCACCGACTAGTTATATTGTCCTAGTACCGCTTTCAGATTCTTTCCCACTAAACGCAGATGATGAGCCTCAAGCGGATGAACAGGAACTTCGCATTTCTATTTATTCAAAAGGCAATTATCTGCAAATCAAAAATCAAGTAACTGCAAGGCTTCTATCAAATTACTTTTACATTACGGATAGAAGATACAACGGTTACGATACTGAGACAGGCTACCATCAGTACACAATAGACGTAGCCAAAAATTATGAATTGGAGGAAACAAACTAATGGCAACAATTGGTTTAGACAAACTTTATTATGCAACCATCACCGATGGAACGAATGGTGATGAAACTTACGGAACACCTGTACAGCTTGCAAAAGCTATCTCGGCAGAACTTTCTGTGGAACTTAACGAAGCCACACTCTTTGCCGATGATGGTCAAGCAGAAGCAGTCAAGGAATTCAAGTCTGGCACTATTTCTCTTGGCGTAGATGATATCGGTTCTACTGTTGCGGCTGCACTAGTTGGTGCAACTGTTGATTCAAACGGTGTATTGGTATCCAGAAGCGAAGATGCTGCACCTTA